TACAAACGTGCTGATGGCGTAAAACTGCATGGTACAACTATTAAGCCGACAGGCTATAAAAGGAGGAGCAATAATGATGCTTAAAGACTTTGAACCGTTAAAAATCAACCTACAGCTTTTTGCTAACGCTGATGATGGTGCAACAGACGAACCTAATCAAGCAAAGGAACCAGATCAGGATGCTGATGACAACAACACAGAACCTGGTAACACTTCACACGACAACCTTCCCAAAACTCAGGAAGAGTTGGATGCCATAATAGAAAAAAGGCTTGAGAGGGAACGTAGAAAATTTGCCAGACAGTTGCAAAAACAGCAGCAGAAGCAGAAAAATACTCAAGACTCTGTAGAGGAAGAAGAGGGAACTCCACTGCCTAACCCTGAATTAGAAAGACTAAATAAAGAACTGCTTTTAGCACGTGCACAGCTGGAAGCGTTCAGAAATGGGATAAGGCCTGATGTTGTGGAGGATGCGGTGTATTTGGCTTTACGCACAGCCGAGAAGGACGGAGAAGTTGACGAGGAAGACATTAAGGAGGCTTTGAAGTCCGTACTTAAAAGACATCCGGAATGGAAGTCTGACAGCAGTAAGCAAGGTGAAGGGTTTAAGGTTGGAGCTACAGGTGGTAAACATCAAGAGCCAGCCACCAATGATGTACTTGCCGAGATATTCGGAAATAAAAAATAACAGACAAAGGGGATAAGTAAATATGGCAAATGTAATTAATTATGCAACTACTTTCGAAAGAGAACTAAAGCAAAAATACACTAGAGAGGCCCTTTCAAGTGGTCTAACCACAGAAAGGATACAGTTTGTCAACGCTAACACTATAAAAATACCTTATGTGATTGTTGGAGGATACAAGGACCACGGTAGACAAGGTGGTTTTAATAGGCAGAGTGTTGAGAACAAATGGATGACCAAGACTCTGGCTTTTGACAGAAACATCGAGTTCTTTGTTGATAGCATGGACGTAGATGAGTCAAATGAGGTTGTAGCTGCAGCAAACATAACAAATACTTTTGTTACCGAGCAGGCCATTCCAGAGATGGACGTATACAGGTTCTCGAAGCTGTACGCTGATTTTGTAGACCTTGGTGGAGTGGTGGACACTACAGCATTAACTGCGTCTAATATTCTAGATGTCTTTGATAATTGGATGGAGCAAATGACGGATAAAGAGGTTCCTGTAGACGGAAGAATTTTATATGTGACCCCATCCGTTAATAAGCTACTCAAAACTGCTGATGCAGTACAGAGACAAATCAACGTATCTAGTGCTGGTGGCCTTGATAGGAGAATTGTAAGCTTGGATAACGTGAATATAGTGGAAGTGCCCAGCGGTAGGCTCAAGACATCCTACGACTTTACGGATGGCTTCAAGCCAGCAGCAGACGCTAAGCAAATCAATATGATACTTGTGCATCCTTCATCTGTCATTGCTTGTGATAAACACTCCTATATCAGACTATGGGCTCCTGGTACACATACTCAGGGAGACGGTTACCTGTATCAGAATAGAAAATATGGAGATTTGTTTGTGCTAGATACGCGCAAAGATGGCATAGCAATAAACACAGATGCAGAATAAGAGGTGATGTTGAGTGTATGCAAAAAGGGCTAATAGGCAATATACGATTACAGAAGGAGAAAAGGATACTTATATTGCATTAGGCTATGACATTTACGATGGTAAAGGTAAATTGATAGCTCATGGAGTCGGTAAAACAGTCTCCTATACTAAATATGAAAATGCGTTAAGGGAGATTGAAAAACTAACAAAAGCTAACGAAAAGCTACAGAAAGAGCTAGAAAAATTACAAAAAGAACCTGAAAAAGACAAAAAAGGGTGATGTAAATGTACGTGAGCCTTGAAGAGTATGAAGTTTTAAGCAACGATAAGGCTGTTGGTCCCGAAAAGTTGGAAAGTGTTTTGAGAGATGCTGAAAGGCACATAGACAGCCTTACTTTTAACCGAATAAAAGGTCTTGGATTCGACAGGCTCACGGACTTCCAACGTGAGCTTGTCAAACAATCGGTAGTGGACCAGGCGGATTTCAAACACCAATACGGCATTTATTTAGAAAATCCTTTATCGTCATATGCAATAAACGGTGTTTCAATGACGTGGGATACATCAAAAGTCTTACAAGTATGTGGGGTATATACAACAGCCAGTATATACGGAGTACTTAGACAAACAGGTTTAACTTATCGGGGGGTGTAACAGATGAAATGGCCAGAATTGGTGCCTGATTCAATGTGCAACACCCCCATCACAATCCTATTTGAGGATGGAATAAATGAAGATGGCAGTCCGAAAAAGACTGTCATTTTTGATGGCAAATGCAACTATTTCGAAAAGGCCAAGCAGATTATGAATGCTGAAAGACAGCTTATTCAACTGCAAGCTGTAGCTTTGATGAATGGGGATATTGCACCAGGTAAAAATATTGCAGGCGAAGCTGTCATAAACAACGGCCAGATAGTAAGAAGCATCTATGCATTTTCTAGAGGCTATAACGTAGACGGGTCTGTAAATTTTACAAGGTTGGAGCTGATGTAA